GTTCCATCGACAATGCCCTCAAAATTTGCTGATTGCCACAAAATTTTGCTTCTGTTTTTTCTGGCCAATTTTTCAGGTTTTCGGCATTATTACTGGCAAATTATCATTTTTCAAGGAGGTCGCATATTTGACTCGCATACTCAATGCGTCTGAGTTTTCCACGATGACTGTCCCTGAGTATGAATGGCTCATTCCTGGATTCCTCCCCAAGCCTGGGTTATTGATGATCCTTGGGGAACCTCGTGCAGGGAAAAGCTACCTCGCCCTGCAATTATCATTGGCGTTGGCACAAGGTCTGCAACTCCTTCCGCAAATGGGGGTTCCGCATATAAAACCGAAGAAAGTCTTGTATTTCTACTTTGATAAGACTGGGGTATTCGTCTTTCAAGACCGCTTGAAAACGCTCCAACGTAGTGGGGTGAATCTCACTGGCTCGTTGTATATGATAGACCCCAGAGATAAGATCCCGACCGCTAATGTGCTTGACATGGCATGCTATGATTACTTCAGCGGTATTATTACCCAGGTCTGCCCTGACGTGGTAGTATTTGATGTCTTGCGCGAGTTTCATAACAGTGACGAAAACGATTCAACAGGTATGAAAGTAGTAGGCGACTCTATCGCACGCCTCTGTGAGGGACTGGGCATTATCCTTGTCCATCATACTAAGAAGCTTGATTATCCAGGTCGAACCAGTCCAGTACGCAATGTAGAAGCCAGCCGAGGATCGAATTATATAGTGGGTAAGGCGGATAGTACCTGGTTGATCCATAACGGCGTGCTCCAGATTGAAAGTAACTTTGCCCCAGGAGTCACGTTCAAACTCCTAAGACAACAAAATGGCTTTTGGACATTTGTCTAGTAAGGATCAATATATTCTGAACAATAACTTGTTTCACAACCCTTATGGCTTAAAGATAAATTGTACGGCCATCTTACGACCAACCTCTTTTAGCTGTTGTATTCTCTCTGTGTCTGATAAGTTTGGATTATCATTTATGTTATAAGCTAGGTCAAGCTGATCGTTATGTTTACCAGCAAAGTTTACACAATCACGAGTATGCTTTTCATCAAGTATATCGTCAAGTATGGAAATACCACGTATATCCTTCACTTTTGCTCCTAGCTGACGAGCAAGAAATCCTATACAACATTGCTTGGGAGAGTGTATTAATCGCAAATAAGCAACTGATTTACCTCGATACCACCGAGATTTCTTTATGACAACTTTTAATAATTTTTCCTTCGGCATATTTATTTTCTCCCTTTTTATTTTTTAGTGGCCGTTTCTCAAAACTGAGGGCATATTAAGATGGAAACCCCTTAAGGGTGAGTCCCCGAACCCCCAGCCTATTAAGTCACTGATCCCAGAAAGCATCTCCAGGGTTATCATAGACAATGTAAAATAAGTCTTTGACTATCTATGATAACCTAGTTGATGCTCTCAAGAGTATGTAACTGTTCTTTAATCTCTTCTATTCCTTGGATTAATAATTGTTGTGCCCACGTTTTACTGATTCCTGCACGTTGGGCGACCTCTGCATGTGTATATCCTTTAACATAGTAATCCATACAAATAGTACGTGTTTTGAGGTTTGTAATTAACTCTAAATATTCACACGCTTCTGATTGTAACGTTTCCCATGGATTGATAAAGACCTTTAGACTAGGATTGTCTCTATCCATATGTGACTCAGAGTCTTGATATTCCTTACCTTCAACATAACTGTAATCCCAGATGATCCTATCACTTATAACATGAGAGTAATTTGCCTTTGAGACAATGTGCCGTTTGCACATATGAAAATAGGACTCAAACAGATGGCAGAAACTGGTAACTGTATCCCATGATAATCGCTCCTTGTTCTTGGTCCAGAGGGCAATCATCGCCCTCTGGAACGCAAGGTCGTCTATCTGTGTCTTGATAAGTTTTGCTCGTAAATGTGGCCCTTCTGTCCTCAAACACTCCTCAAGGTCAGAGAGCGTCATAGCGTCCTTTCTAGTAGTCAATAGCGCCCCAATGACGAAGAAATTTGTCATCGTAATCTTCTGGGTCATGGGGAGGCCAACCTTGACCTTTATTTTTATACGTCCCTGGCATCCAATTGTTACGCTGGTTGTTGTGATGCTTCTGACCCCCTGTTCCTCGTGTTTGCTTGACCACTTCAACAAGGAAGGCACTGCTATCTCGCCCAAAGATTGCGTGTGCTTCCTGAGTTGAAGTCAACTGGCACGCGGTAGTACAGGTTTCCATAAACCCTGTCCGTGTCCGTGTTATCAAGGGACACTGAGACAGTGAAATCGCTTCATTGGGTGCATGAAACTGTGGGGTAACAGTCTCTGGCCATTCAGGGATCATCGGGAATGGACTGACAGTAAAAGGAATAACTCCTATCGTCCCACAGGGAAGTGGAGCGCGTCCTTCAGCTTTATAATTAAACCCCAGTAACCGTTCGATGCGGCTACTCTTGTTGGTATTATATGCCACGACTAAGGAAAATGGAAATCGTGGGTTTAATGTGTCATCATCTGTTGTACTAAAGAAGGCGTTCATTGAATGATGTGAGTGTACGACCCCTACGACTTCTTTCTCCAGGGGTTCTTGTCGAACTAAGGCACAATTTGCATAACTACGTATTTGTAAAGGAATTTTTAAGTCAGTAACAGTAATTTCTAACCCATTATGACTACGGGTACCAAGCAAAAATGCTATCCATTCCTGCTTATCATAGATGGCTCCTGCTAAGGTTTGTAGAACAGGATGAGAGATATGTACTACACCTTGTCCCGTCACCGTATGGGGGCATGTATCTACAACAGGTATTTTAATCATGACATCATTTCCTCAAGTGATAAACTAACTGTAAAGTTTGCTGTAGGCTTCTCTAAGTATCGCCGCACGACTTCTGAGCCAATCCCCCCCGCAGCATAGGAGAGCCCTAAGGAAGGGATGGCCGTATAACCTCCTTCTGGTGGCACTAAGAAGGGTAAACCAGTGGATACAATAACAGTTGATCCACGACCATCATAACTGACTCGTAACAACCGAGCCCCTTTGCCCTTTGAGACAGCCCACATTCTTTTACGACGTGACAAAGGCATATCGGTACAATCCAGGATGGTATCCCCAGGGGTAATCCCAGTCAACCCACTAAACTTACGAGGGATACAGACTGGGGTGACACTATCTCCTAGTACCATTATCAGATAGCCTTGTAATAGATCGACCTTAGTTGTGGCAGCAGGAGCCCAAGGAAGACGGGCAGAGCCTGTGCCTCCTGTTAAGGTATCATCATCCCAGCAGGTGATCTCCTGTGCAGGGATGTTGCGTGTTAAACTGGTAGCCAGCCAGAAGCCCACTCCTCCTAATCCAACAATATGTATCATTTGGCTGCCTCCTCTTTACAGATTCGTTCAAATTCGTCTAGTATATTTTTATATATAGATCGTTTTAACCTTTCTCGACTTTCTTGACAGTCATGATTCCAATATCGTCGAAGCCATCGTGGGACATACCACCATCCCATAGGGCTGTCATTGAGATTGGGTGTACTGTGTAATAAGTCTACCGCTGTTGCGTTTTTCCCAAGACAGAGATATCCTCCTCCTGAATCATGAGGGTGGCTGGCTTGAATGAGTCCTACGCGGTTTGGCATTAAGACTCCAAGGAGTCTGATATACTCATTGGGCTTGACCTTTGAGATAAACCATATCCCAGGTGACCGCACGATAGCGAGACAGAATGGACAATGTGATTCAGGAAACATAATGACATCTGATTCAAAGCCCCAGGAAGGCGTTGTTCTGTGCCTCTCTTTAAGCTGTTTCACCGTATGACATTTTGTTGAAAACTGTCGCAGGGTACTTAAAAGTTCATGGTGATCCATGATTCTTTTACCTCCATAGGGATTCCCGCAGGGCTGATCCACCGGCCCCCAATTTCTGCCGCTACTTGTAAGTTCTCCTGGTCAATCGCAATCCGTGAGACTGGGTCAGGCGTTTGCAGTATTCCCCGAAAGACTGTTCGTGTTGAGTTGGCAATCTCGTGTGAGATACGGGTGACAAGCGTGTTACGTATGTCTGCATTGTGAATCGCCCCAGTTATGTGTGCAATCGTAGCTAAGATAGCTAACCGTGTCAAGGGTTCTACACTGCTTGAATTTCGCGCACAGTAAATATGCCCATCACCAATCTGCCATGATCCTGTTTCTAGAAGATGTGGTATATTGTCAATATACAGATAACCTACTATAATAGCAGGTTTCTCAACCCCACCATATGTTGGTGACTCCAAGAGACGCCTCAACCATGTGACAGCCTGAGTCATACGTTCTGTGTTATCTACTGGTTGTAATGTAATATCCATCATTTCCTCATGTTCAAAGTGAATAACAAAGGGGGCAGAGTCTTCGCTCCACCCCCCTTATCATTGTGGACACAAAGGGGGCTTACATCCCTCCTTGTGCTGACTGGACGGGACGGATCGTTGGTGCGTCCGTCTCAGATACCATGGCTTTCAACGCTGGATGATCGTCACTATGGATGGTCAACCTGTGGCCATCCTTGAACGTCAACTCAACGCCGGTTGCCTCCTGAATCCCTGACTTGCACAACGTGGACTTGATAAATTCTTCAAGTGTCATATTCTCACCTCCTTTCTATAATCAGTTAGACTACTTTGACAAATAGAAAATACCTTCCATCTACCCCCCCAGGATCACTGAGGGGGTAAACGCAAGGGGTAAGGCTATGAATCACCAAAACCTTACCACTCACTCGCGTTACCTACCGGAGGCGGGGGTAGGTTCAGCGAAGTTGATAGGTGAATTTATCATACTTTCTTCAGGAGCATATAGGTCTGGTTCCTGTTCTTGCTGTGCGACCCATGCAGCAATCTGAGGGCGAGTGAGCTTATGTGAATCGTTTAAATGTGTGACAATAACGCCTATTTCTAATTTTCCATGATACTGACAAAGAGGACAGTCAGTATATCTAGCGAGTAAAGGAAACTGTAATCGACGAGCATCTGGTAATGGGTCATTCAGATCAAGTCCTACAGCTTCCATTGCTGCACCAAGTGCGCATGTTCCTTGTGTGATAGGATCTTTGAACACGTTAAATGCTTGAATATTCTTAGTAGATCCTAAGAGGATCGCTTCGCTTAACTTCATATTTTCTCTCCTTTCGTTCTGGGATGGTAATGGAAGTAGGAAAGTATCCTGCTCCACAATTGATACACTTAGCCATATAACAGTTCTGTGGTGTGATTCGATCAACACAGAACTCAGAAACGAGTAAACCTTGGCATCGTGGACAGCGCATAGGTCACCTTTTGTTGAGTAAGGTTTGCTAGGACCATGGGGAGACTCTGTGAAAGCACAGCTAATTCCCCATATAATCCGCTATGTTGCACGTACACATATTGATCTTTTACGATCATCCCTGTTCCTCCTGTCTCAAGCGGTCTAGTTTTTCAAAGGCTTGGTGGATTTTTATTGCTCGGTATATCTGGCTATTTCTTCTCTGTAGACGCATCATACAGTGAATACTTTCAATCAATTCTAGTGTAAGAAACCAGTTTTTCATGTGTTTATCAAGGTACATCTGTGCTTCTTACTTCAATGAGATAAGCACAAGTAGCAAGCTTACCTGTAATACCCAGTAGAAAATAAACAAGTAACCCATTGTGGTTTTTCTCGTCGAATTGGTTTCGGCCTGTCGCTGGAAATGCCTCTAAAACGCTCAAAATTGACTCAGGTTTGATTGAAACCTGCAAACTTGACCAAACCCTCAGCTTGCTCGTTTTTTTGTTCTCAGGCCAAATGTGGAAGTTTTTGGGTTTCACTTCAGACAGCAAAGAAAAAGCCTAGACCCTATGGCCTAGGCTCTTTGTTTACGCTCTGATGGTTAGATAAAGAAGAGGTATATTGCTCCATAGACCACAAAGCAGAGCATTAAAATAAGAATAGCCTCAAAGATAATCTCAGTGTAACAAGGCTTATTGAGGTCAAATCGTTCCATAATGCCTCCTAGGTTAGATATAGAATTCTCCTGTTTTGAACCGTACAATTTCTGGGTTATGATCTACGTCTAGTTTTGCTTGTAAGCCCCCTGTATACCGTGGATCAATAGGAGCAGCGTGAAACTGCTTAGCTCCGTTGATATATGCCCTGTTGGACAAAACTGGAGTAGTGGCAACCTTGAGTAAGTCTGTACGCTGTTCTTCACGTGGTCGCTGCCCTGGTAGCAATGGAAGATTATACACAGGCTTACTGGGCTTAGGCCAATGCTTTTTGAGTTTCATGTTCTAGTCCTTCACAAGGGCTAGCAGGTGTCCCTGCTAACCCCTAGCAGGATTAGATCATATTCCCTTCGACTACGGTATTCTCTTTGCCCGCTAACACTGTGAATGAGACCTTGTTGATTCTCACATGAAACTTGCCGATTTGGATTGTACTGGGGGAAGCAGAATAACTCACTCCTCCTTTTTCTGATACCCCCTGTGGGTGAGCAGTCAACGTGTGATCCCCTAGCTTAAAGCGTATTCCCGCTGGGAAGTCACCGGAAGATGCTTTCGCTACTGCCAAGTCATGTCTCTCTGCTTTAGCAGCATCGTAGGCTTTCTTCTCTGCCTCTGTCATGTTCTCTTTCCACATCCCAATGACCCATTGTCTCGCTGTAACTGGCATATAGCACCTCCATGCTCGCTCCCTTGGGGGAAGCACCCTTGGCAGGAAAATCCCGCTTTACCAGCTCGAAAAGCAAGATCGGGACCACTTTTGGACCGTTGATTTTATTCACTTTTTTCTGGCATGATTCTTGAAGCATGGTTGCATTTTTGGCACGGAGTGTGGGGAATAAACCCCACAAATGCGTCATTTATACCACGGCACAGAACTTGCTCTTGGATCACCCCTAGCCACAAATTCTTAGGTGAGATATGGTAGACGAGCCAGCAGAGTTAGGTAAAAGTTTATTGCCTACTGAACAACCCTTAGATAGCGGTGAACTGGTTGACGCTCCCGAAGCGATAGCCCTTCCCAGTAGGGGTAAACCCTCTCAGAAACAACCCCTAGGCCGGCAGGTATTTGACCGTAAGGCGTTTGCCCAATACCAAGCGCAACCCCTTGAAAGTAAACGAGAATACCTCAAGCAACAATGGTTAGATGTGGCCTATTTGTGCTTAGGGAAGGGCGCAAGTCTTGCGCTCACCCTTGGGAAAAAAGATTATGGCCGGCTCGTACAAATACTTACCTCAGCTGGCATTGCGTATGACAAGGTTTTCCCGAAGGGTGATACCCTAAGCGTAAACCTAGCCGTGAATATGTTTAAGGGATTGCCACAGGAAAAAGTACTGAGAGTATTAGGCCCTACAGCGATACCCTGTGGGGGTAAACCTTTAGAGGAAACAATACCGTAAGTGGATACCCGTAAGAAATTTTTACTGCGTAGTGAACAACCCCTAGGGGTAGGGGGCCACCCTTGGGAGGGGCGCTGGTGATAGGCGCTAGCTATGCTATATAAACCCACATACGTAGCAGCATTTTGACAAGTTATTGAAAAATATCAGAAAATCCCCAAAAATATAAAAAGGGGGCTGGGTAAAAATAAAGATCGCTGACCCCCTTGACTTTGTCAAACTCATGGTTATCTGTAGAAGAAAAAGCTTCGCTTTGGCTCCGCAAGACAAGAACAGATGTTTGTCAAAGGAGGACTCATGCAACAGCATTATCCACTTCCTCAAGGGCCAATCACGACCTACTACTGTCAGAAGTGTAGCACAGGATATCACCATGATCAATCGTTTATCCATAATCAGTATATGTGCCCTTACGCTAGTGGTCGTCAGTTGTACATCGCCCCCAACGGAGAAGCCTCTCAGCTCTCTCCTGCCTGTTGAGTTGAAGGTGTATGATGGGGGAGAGACCTACAGGTATGAGTGCCAACTGGATAACATCTCTCGTGAACTCGGTCGGTGTGTGCCTGTTATTCGCTTTACCTATGAACCCTCGTGCTTATAAGGACGTATGAACCCTATTGTAGATGTCATCTCAGGAGCCGTAGAAGGACTCGGCAATGCTGTAGCGAGGGCGACAGCTGCGTTCAAAGCTGACCCCACCAAAGTTGTTGAGTTTGATACCACAGTCCAGCAAGCGGTTCTCCAGTTTCAATCGTCAGTGATCGCGTCCATCAACCAAACGATGCAAGCCGAAGCTAAGTCAGAGCATTGGTTGCAGTGGACCTGGCGACCCATCTTTGGGTTTACAGGTAGTGCCATGCTAATCAATAACTATATTCTCCTACCCTATCTTGTCCAGTTTGGAGCGACGTTGATTGCAGTGCCGATGGAAGTCTGGATGATGATTATGGCCGTCTTGGGTGTCGCAGCCTGGACACGGGGACAAGTGCAGGTGGAGCAAGCGAAGAAGTAGGTCAAGGTACCCTGAGGCAGAAGGGTTTAAATCGGGGCTGCTGTTATAACCGTCCGAGCCTTGAGCGAACTATGGGTGAACGAAGCTTAGATACACTATTAGAGGCATCAGGTGAATTCATCCAATACGACTGGAACCGATCCCCTACCCAGAGAGAATACCTCCTCTGTGAAGAACCTTTCTCACTGATGAGTGGGGGATTCGGAACCGGCAAAACGACTGTCCTGTGTGAGAAAGTCGCCTTGTACTCCCTGGGTATCCCTAACAATTTGGGGTACCTCGGACGATTTGACGGGAAAGCGCTCAAGCAGACCACCCTTCAGGTCCTCATTGAGATGCTCCCGAAAGCAAGCTATACCAAGAACGACCAAGCAGGGTTGCTGACTTTCAAGCCAGAGTTTGGAGGGTCCAAAGTCGTCTATGGAGACTTCAAGGACCTGAATGACCTTAAGAACCACCCCCTGGGGTGGTTTGCCATTGATCAAGCTGAGGAATGTCCTAAGGAAGTCTGGGACTACCTAGCAGGCCGATTACGACGACGCACGCCCCTTCTCTCAGAGGACCAGAAGCGGCAGTATCGCGTCTCCGGTGAGTGTCCCAAGGATCGGGGAGGCAGGCACTTTGCGTATTACGGTGAGACCACGTGTCTCTGGTGTCGCGGGTCCCTCCCTCCTTTCAATGACCGACCTATCTCTAGCGAGATACCGGCACCTTGGGACCTCTTAATTTATAACCGCTATGGGACAGGCGTCGCCAATCCAGAAGACCCCAGTCATTGGCTGTACGAGTACTTCCCAGGATTGCCTAGTTATCATGGCCTGAGTGGCCCAGGGAAAGAAGGCTACAAAGCGTTTCATGGGTCAATCTACGATGGGTTATCCGCAGGGTTTATTGATGGCAAGTATGTCCATCGGTTAGAACTCCAGTACAGTAAAGACAAGATGATGTTCGACCGCTACCTCATGGGGATCTGGGTTGCTGCGGAAGGATTGGTCTATAAAGGTTGGAGTCGTGCAGATAACATCGTAGACGGATGGAGTACGCGCTATGACGGATCAGCTCTCATTTCCAAAGAATGTGGAGTCTTTGAATACATTGACCATGGGCTCACAGCTCCGACTGCCGTGGGGTGGGTTGCTCCCGTGGTGTGTGAGTGTGGGTGTGAAAAGTTGGACTACTACCTTATTGCAGAACACTATGTGGGTGGTCGTGGAACCAACTACCATGCCACCTGTATCAAGTCCATTCGTGCCCAACTGGACCGGCCAATTGAGGCTACCTTTTTAGACAGTGCTGCATTTAGCCGTACCCAGGTAAGAAACGCGAAAGAACTGGCTGTGAACCCCAATCTTGATGAACTCTATAGCTATGCAGACCAGTACTTGGAAGAAGAAATCTTTGTCCTCCCCAATCAAAAAGCGTGGGAAGCCGGATACGATAGAATTACCGAGTTGCTTGTGCCTGATCCGACACACAAGCATCCGATTACAGGTCGGCTTGGGGCACCCCACTTGTTCGTATTTAACACCTGCACACATTTTATTGCAGAAATAGAAGCGTATAAGTGGAAGAAAGTCAAGGCGGCTGAAAACTATAAAGAAGAGCCTGTCGATAAAGACGATCATCATATGGATGGCATCAATGGATTCTTCACCAGTCGTCCAGTTCCTGTCCATCACCGCGAGCCACCGAAAGATCCTGATGAGTGGTGGCTCAAGGAACTTGATGAGCAGATCTTCCAATCCTCAGGTCATATGTCAGCATAAGGGCCACAAAGGACGACATGCCACAGTCAGTTGGGTATCCCCCAAATTTACGAATGACCTCAGGACCGACACAAGGTGTACCACCGACTCCAGATCAAGTCGATACGCTCAGGTTTTGTATGGCGTCAGTCGCGCTCTGGGCACGGACCACACAAACGGCTCGCCTTAAATTCAAACGGGACTATGAGTATGCAGAAGGCAACGGAAAACAATGGTATGCCGATGATCGAAATGCCCTAGCCAAACAACGGCGACCGGCCCTTGAATTTAACAATATCTTGCCCCAAGTGGAACTGGTCTCAGGCATTCAACGTGGCATGCGTGCGGAATATGTCGCGGCCCCCCGTGGCCTTGAAGATAAACGACTAGGCGAAATTGTGGCAGCCAGCTTAAAAGCGACTGGTGAGTATGTCCGCCTCCCTCGTAAGAATGCCCATGTCTTTGATGACGGTACGATTTGTGGATTAGGTGTCTGGAAGATCCTTCATAATGTGGAAAATAGCAAGGATATCCTGTGGGGTGATATCACCGTAGACCGTGTGAACCCCCTCGCCTTTATCTGGGACCCCTGGGCATCCATTGATGAGGGTTTCCAAGATGGGGCGTTTATGGGAGATGCCTCATGGATCTCGCAACAAGAGTTCAAGGCACATAATCCAGGGAAAGAGTATCTGGCGAATCCAGGTGAGTGGATCAACCAAGCAGGAAAGTTTCTTGGGGATAGCCAGTTGTTGGGTGTTGGCACCAATCTGATCCCTGAACTCTACGATAAAGAAACGGGTATGATCCGGTTGTTGACAATCTGGAGAAAGCTGCCTACCACCATTTCACTCTTGGTGAATCTTGACACAGGACAAGTTGAAGAAGTCGCATCAGCAGATGAAGGCCAGCAGGCACTCGCTAAAATTGCTGCTCAGTTTGGTAAAGAGTCCGCCTCTCAGTATGGGATTATCCAACAGGGGGAGACGACGGGACTCTTCGACCAGCAATCAGGACAAGTGCAAGAGTTCGCTAACCCCGAGGCCGCCCAAGGTCGATTAGACCAGCTAAGTCAAGCGCAGGGCATGGCCGTCTATGACAAGATGAAGGTCATTACGAGGAAGGCCATGGTTCCACACTGGGCTGAACTCGTCTGGGGGCAGCTCCTGGCTGAAGGCAAAACACCCTACACCCGAGACAGAAAATACCCCTATGTGCCATACGTTTCCCGTATGTTCCAAGATGACCCTGAAAGCATTATGGGAATCGTCCGTAATCTCTGGGACCCACAGGACGAACTAAACAAACGCTATAGTAATCTCCTCGGACATCTCAACAGTTCCTCGCACAGTGGTTGGCTAAATAAGAAGGGCACAGGCGCAAACACTGACCAATTGAAAATAATGGGGTCCGCTCCTGGCGTGGTCGTAGAATTTACCGCTGTCGCTCCTCAACAAATCAAGCCGGTGGAACTGAGCCAAGGA